TCCCAGACCTGAGCCCCGACCTGAGCCCCGACCTGAGCCCGGACCTGAGCCCGGACCTGAGCCCCGACCTGAGCCCCGACCTGATCCCAGACCTGAGCCCGGACCTGATCCCAGACCTGATCCCAGACGTTCGGCGCCAGCTTGCTCGTTTCGATCATCGCTGCGGCCCATGCGCCTTCGCGAGGGGATCGGAGCCTAATCATGATCTTCGGCGGATCGAGGCCGGCGACCTTATAAGCGTCGCGCAGCGCGGTTTCCGCCGCATCGAAATCGGCGGGCGCAGTCGAAAGGCCGACCGCCAAGAACCTGTCGCGATAGGCGCTCAGCTTGGCGATCTGTTCGGACGAAAGCATGTTAAGTTTGGTCATGGCGTCCTCCGATCAATCGGCCACGCGACGTTCTTCGGCCCCGGCGCTCTCGACCTGATTGCCGATGTAGTAGAGGCCGGGCGGGAGACGGATGCCGTCGTGCTCCTCGTGCGTCACGGTGAATGGGCCGCCGTCGATCTCCAGAAAGGCGATGCACAGGTCCGTGCGGGTAAGGATGCCGGCTTTCAGCATGGCCTCGGCCATGGCGGGGTCGCGGTAAAGCCGGGCCGTGGGAACGGCGATCTTGTTGGCTAGCGCGTCGGCCATCAGACTGTCCGCCTCGGCGGAGCGCGGCGGCAGCGTGATCGCATGATGATGGCCGCTGATCTCGCCTTCGGCCAGGATCAGCCGACCGTCGCGCGGGCTGATCTCCTCAGCCGGGTTGAGGCTCGCGGCCAGCTTCACGGGTACGGGCACGATAGCCACGTCCCCCTGAAACGCCATTCCATCGGCGGGATTGAAGTCTCGAACGATCATAATGCTCTCCTGACGTTGATGGGTGAAAGTGCTCACGTGCGGTCCTTCCTCGCCCGGTCGCGGGCGGTGTTCATCGGCGAGAACAGATCGTCCTGCAGCCGATCCGCGTCCGTCATCGGCCCATGCCCGTCGAGATAGTCGGGCGGCGTCCAGTCGGCGCCGGGCTCAAAGAAGCCGAGCAGGCCGCGGCATGGGCGGAACTCGACCGGGCGCGCATTCTCCAGAACGAAGCCGAAGGGTCCGACGAAGAACGAATCGTCGCTCTGGTCCACGCAGTCGACGATGGTGGCGCGGCCGATGATGCCGCCGGTCGGGAACTCCAAGCCGCCGAACAGCATCACGCCGCCGGTGACAGGATGGATGCCGGCCTGCACATCCGCCATCGCCTCGCGGTCAATGGACTTACCGGCGTGAATCCAGATGTCGCCACGGAACCTGGTCGACCAGTTCCGGTTCTCGACGTGCTTGAAGCCATGCACGATCAGAGACGCCCACGGCTGCTTGATGGAAAGGGCTTTCACTTCGTCTTCCTCGTGTTGAACTTCCGCTTGGGCCACCGGCTCTTGGGCCGCTCCTCGCGGGGTGGTTTCTCTAGGAGCCGGCGGCGGAACTCCTCCTGATCCTTGGACAGCCGAGAACTTCTTCAGCAGGGCGTCTTCTTCGTCGGTCCACGGCGTCTGCATCACAACCCCACCGCGCTCAGGACGCCGCCCGAATAGGCCAGCATGGCGAACCCGGCCGCCGTCGCCGCGATCTTGGACGCCAAGACGATCACGCCGTCATGGGCGATGGTGCGCTCTACGTCGAACACGCGAAGCCGGCCCTGAAGCGGCAAGGGAAGATCCGAGCGGAAGGCCTCGGCCGCGGCATAAGTCGAGAAGTGGCCCGAACGGACGGATAGGGCGCAACGCTCGGCGCCGTCCCGCGTCTCGGCAACGATCCAGACGGTCTCACGCATGGGGCGACTCCATCGTCTCGAAAGGTTCTTCGCTGGGGCCGATCAGCGGGGCCTCCATCGCCTTCTCGGCCGCGATCTCGGTTTCGAGCGCCGCGATCAACTCGCCCAGGCGCTTCACCATGGCGTCGGCGTCGAAGTGGGTGATCCCGGAGTCCGCCATCCCCTTCACGTCCCGGTTGTAGCCGGCGCGGGCGCGCTCAAGGCTCGTCCGCATCTCGGAACGACGGGCGCGGAGCTTGATGAGCAGATCGCGGACCTGGCCGTCCTCGTAGCGGCGGCGGGCGCCGTCCAGCAGCGGCTCGAACACCGCATGCGGGGATGGCTTGGCGATGATGGTGAGGAAGTCGGACATGGCGCTCACCGCGTCACGCCGAGAACGCGGCGGCCGAAGTCGCGCACCGCGGTCATGTCGATCGCCGTCACGTCGATGCCCATCTGCTCGAGACGGATGACCGCGTTGACGAAGCTCATCTTCGCCTGCCGAACCTGAGCGGCGCTCGCAGCCTTCTGCTGGGCCGGGACGCCGTAGGAGCCGGTGCGGCGGATCGCCGGCAGGACTTCCTTGAACACCCACGACTTGAAGCGCTCGGCTTCGGCCTTCTTCGACTTGAAGATCAGCCGGTACAGGCCCGCCTCATTGACGATGAGCATGTTCTGCTCGCCGGAGGGGGTATTACTCGCGGTGATACCCCTCTCGTCGACCGGAAGGCTCTCAAGTGCCTTCGACGTGTTGGACAGTGCGAGGCATTCGCAAACGTCCTTGCCGACGAACCACACTTGGCCGTCGCGCTCGACGGTGCGGACGGCATGCGTCCCAAAGCTGAATGTCTGGATGGCGGACATGGCCCCTCGCTCGGTTGCGATGGCCCACTTAACAACGATCCGTTGTGCCTGTCAACAACGAAATGTTGGGATAATCGTTCCCCGTTTATTCACACTAGGCGATGTGATTTGATCGTGTGATTCGACCTTCGCCTTACGGCGTCCTAGGATCGCGCGGTGTTTTCGATGAGAGGGACCATCAAATGCGCCTTGCCATGATCGCCGCCGCCGCAGTTCTGGCTGGATGTTAAACCGTTCCGGATGCGCCGGCCATGACGCGGGCGCAGGCGCTCGCCTTCCTGGGGCGGGATCGCGCCTTCCTGACACCTGACGACATGTGTGGATTGTCCCATGTCGCCCCCCTCGCCATCCAACAGCTTTTTGGCGTTGACAGATACAACGATATGTTGTTTCTTCCGAGCATGACGCTGATCGAATACCTCTCCGAAAAGGGTCGTGACCGCTATTGGGCCGCGGCTGAACTCAACGTGTCGCCCGAGGCGGTTCGCCTCTGGTTGGCGGGGCATCGAACGCCCACGCCCGAGATGATGCGCCGGATCATGGAATGGTCCGGGGGCAAGGTGTCCCCAAACGACTTCGTTCTGACGCCGGCCGGTTCTACGCCGCCCGCCCCCCAGCCCGAGGCTGCGGAATGACTGCGCTGCTCAAGCTCTGGCGATGGTCGACGCTGATTTTCATCGGGCGGAGATCGATCGCCTTCGGAACGCGGCTGTGCAGCTTCGGGGCGCGCTGCCTCACGCGGGCGGGGTTTAGGCCATGACCACTTTCGTTCCGTCGAAAGACGAGATTATCGCCCGGCGCATCCGGCTGGGCATGATCGTTCCGCCCAAGCCGGTCGTGATCCCGAAGCGGGTTGAGCCCGATCCAGTCGTTGCCAGCCCGCCGGTCCATGGCCGGGAGGTCGTCGAGCCGGTCTCCCGCGTGTCTCGCGAGAGCGTGCGCAAAGCCATCATGACGCTGGTCGAGGTCGAAGAAGAACCGCCGACGGCGCGCGTGCTGCTGTCGCGGATCGCGACGGCGACGAAGATCGACATTCGCGAGATCACCGGCGAATGCCGGCGCGCCGAGGTCGTCCTCGCCCGTCACTACGCCATGTGGTTCTTGGTGCGTAAGCGCAAGCTCAGCGCAACCCAGGTCGGCCGTCTTGTCGGGGGACGGGATCACACCACCGTCCTGCACGCCCTTCGCAAGATCGACGCCATGTTTGCGGAGCGGGGCGGTGTCTGAGCTCGCCCTCCATCTCAACTGCGCCTGCTTCCTCCGCGCCTACGCCCGCAACGACGTGATGTGGTTCCACGTCCCGAACGGCGAGCGGCGCGACGGCCGCACCGCCGTCAAGCTCAAGGACATGGGCACGCGCCCCGGCGTGGCCGACTTCATCGTCATCGCTCAGGGTCGCGTTCATGGGATCGAGCTCAAGGATGGCGGTTCTCAATCCAAGGCCCAGCAGGCCTTCCAGTGCGACCTTGAGCGGGCCGGCGGTCACTACCACGTCGCGCGGTCACTTGAGCAGTTCATCGGCATTCTGAACGCCATCGGCGCCGTGCGCCGCATGGTTTCCCCAGCGGGGCTGGGGGCGCGCACCCCGGAGGCTCACCCCTCCGGGGAACATTTCACCGAACCGGACCGGGCGCTGGCGTGAAACCCAGCATCGGCCGCCTCTCCCCGATCCCAGCCCGGTCCGGTCCGGACCATGAGGGACGGTGGCGGCAACAGGAGAAGGCATCTTGGCAATCAGCATCGCAACCCTCAGGCATCGCCGGGAACGAAAGCCCCCGCGCATCCTGATCTACGGGCCGCCCGGCATGGGCAAGACCACGCTCGCGGCCGAGTTCCCGTCCCCGATCTTCATCCAGACGGAGGACGGCTTTCCGGCCGACATGCCGGCCCATCCCGACGCGGCGACGCGAGAGGACATGGGAAACTATGACGGCGTGGGAGAAACCCTGTCGGCGCTCTACAACGAGGCGCACGACTACAAGACGCTCGTCGTCGACAGTCTCGACAAGCTCGAACCGTGGATCTGGCAGAAGGCCTGCGAGGAGAACAAGTGGGCCTCAATCGAGACGCCCGGCTACGGCAAGGGCTACCTCGCCGCCGAGTATTACTGGCAGGAGTTCATCGGCGCGCTGAACGCGCTGAGGCTGGAGCGCGGCATGACGATCGTGCTGCTCGCGCATTCGGTCATCACGTCGGTCAACGACCCGACCACGGTTGAGTACTCGCGCTATGACATCCGGCTCCACAAGCGCGCGACCGCGCTCTTTCAAGACGAGATGGACGCGATCTGGTTCCTGAACCAGGACGTGACGATCAAGGCCGACAACGAGCGCGACAAGAACAGCCGCGTGCGCGGCGACGGAGGCGGCAACCGCATCCTGTTCGCCCAGCCCCGGCCCGCCTTCGTGGCCAAGAACCGCTTCGGCATGCCGGCCAAGCTCCGCATCGCCCATGGCGAGGGCTATCAGGCCCTAGCGCCTTTCCTGAACCCCTCCGACGCCACCGAACAGAAGGCCGCATGAACATGAGCGACGATCTCTCCTGGATGGATGACGCGGGTTACGACCCGAACATGTCGACAGAGCGCCCGAACCTCGATCCGATCCCCGCCGGGGACTACGAGGTTCAGGTGATCGAGGCCAAGCTGAACGCCAAGGACGACGGCAACGTGCTCCTGAAGCTCGTGTTCGAGGTTCTGAACGGCGAGCACACGAGCCGACGCGTCTACGAGAACCTCAACGTGCGCCACAACAACCCTCAGGCGCAGGAGATCGCCCAGCGCTCCTACACCGAGCTCTGGCGAGACGCGATCAAGCTGACGCATCGCCCGGCCAGCACGGACGATATGTGCTTCAAGCCGATCATGGCTCGCGTCGGAATCGAGAAGCGCAAGGACACGGGCGAGCTGCAGAACCGCATGAAGCGCTACATGCCGCTGGGCGGCGCGGCTCCGGCCGGCAAGGCTCCGGTGGCGCAGCAAGCGCGGCCTGCCGCAGCGCAGCCGGCGGCGAACAAGCCTTCGTTCCTGCGCAAGAGCGTCTGAGATAGCCGGGGCGCGGGAAGGTTTCCTAGGCCAGCTCCCGCGCCCCTTCCGCCTTCCGACCCTTTGACGAGCGCAGAGAGGCGCGCGAACGATGACGGCTATCCCGTCGCCTGACAACCTCATCCCCGATCCGATCAACCACGTCACGGCCGCCATTGATGCCGCCGTGGCCGCCCAAGGGCGCGAATCCGACTGGGGCGGCGTGCCGATGGGCAGCGCCGCCCACGCTTGCGACCGGGCCATCTGGTACGCGCTGCGATGGGCGCATCAGCCCGAGCAGCCCAACGGCAAGCGGAAACGCGTCTTCGAGACCGGCCGGCTCTACGAGGAGCGCCTGATCCGCTACCTTCGCCTGGCCGGCGTCGAAGTCGAAGACTTGGACCCGTCCACCGGCAAGCAGTGGGCCGTGTCGCTGGCGAACGGCTGGCTGCGCGGCAAGGCTGACGGCCGGGCGATCAACGTCCCGACCGCCGAAAGGACGGAGCATGTCGTCGAGTGCAAGAGCACCAAGGCGGCCGACTTCCGCGCCATCGTCAAGCACGGCCTGCAGAAGGCCAAGCCCGAACACTGGACGCAATGCCAGCTCTACATGCACGGGCTGGGGCTGTCGCGATGCCTCTACATCTGCGCCAACAAGGACACGGACGAAATCTGGACCGAGCGGGTTCAGTACGATCCGGTGGCCGCAGCGCAGACCGAAGCGCGCATCGAGCGCATCGTGGCCGCTCAGCAGCCGCCGGCCCGCGCCTTCGACAAGGCGGACGGCTACCCCTGCAACGTCTGCCCGGCCGGCGACATGTGCTGGCGCTCGGCATGGGCGCGGGTGAACTGCCGGACCTGCCTGCATGTGGAGCTCGCGCCTGACAATCAGGTCAGATGCACCCTCAAGTCGGTCCATCTGGACTGGAAGGCGCAGCAGGCCGGATGTCCGGATCACCGCTACGTGCCCGGCCTCGTGCCGGGCGAGCAGGTCGACGTGCTCGACGGGGATCTGATCGTCTACCGGATGGCAGACGGGGCTGAGTGGATCGATGGGAGGCGGGAGTGAGCCTCGCATCCTATCACGCCCTCATCGCCAAGAAGCGAGTCCAGTTCGAGGCGCGCGGCCTGTCGCGCATTCCCGCGCTCAATCCAGCGCTGAAACCGCACCAGGCCCACTGCGTCGAGTTCGCCCTGCGAGCCGGGTGCGCTGCGCACTTCCTCGATACCGGGCTCGGCAAGAGCTTTGCGGCCCTCGAATGGGGCCGGGTCATCGTCGAGCATACCAACAAGCCCGTGCTGATGCTGGCGCCCTTGGCCGTCGGCCAGCAGCACGAGCGCGAAGCGGAGCGCTGGGGGATCGATGCCAAGCATCGGCGCGATCCCGATGGCAGCGACACCGCCCGCATCGTCATCACAAACTACGAGCGTCTCGACCGCTTCGACCCGAACGCCTTCGCCGGCGTCATCCTGGACGAAAGCTCGATCCTGAAATCGTTTACCGGCGTCACGACCCGCAAGCTCATCGCCGCATTCAACCGGACCCCTTTCCGGCTGGGCGCGACGGCCACGCCGGCTCCGAACGATCATATGGAGCTCGGCAACCAGAGTGAGTTCCTGGGCGCGCTGTCGCAAACCCAGATGCTCACCCGCTTCTTCATCCACGACAGCGCCGACACCGGCAAATGGCGGATGAAGGGCCATGCGGTCAAGCAGTTCTGGGAGTGGGTGGCGTCATGGGCGCGTTGCGTGTCCATGCCGTCCGATCTCGGCTTCCCTGATGATGGCTATGTGCTGCCGGAACTGCGCACGCATCGCCATCTGATCGCGACCGATCGGACCGTCGACGTCGGCGCGGAGAAGAGCGGTCAGAGCCTGCTGTTCCGCATGCCGGACCTGTCCGCCACGTCGATCCATCGCGAGAAGCGACTGACGACACGTCAGCGCGCGGAGAAGGTCGCGTCTCTTGTGGCGGCCGAACCGGACGAATCCTGGATCGTCTGGTGCGATACCGACTACGAGGCCGACGCCCTGACTGAGGCGATGCCGCACGCCGTCGAAGTGCGCGGCTCGATGCTGGCGGAGGTCAAGGAGCGCAAGCTCGACGCCTTCTCGCGCGGCGAGGCCAAGGTGCTCGTCACCAAGCCCAGCGTGGCCGGCTACGGCCTCAACTGGCAGCACTGCGCCCGCGTCGCCTTCGCCGGGCTGAGCTTCTCCTACGAGAACTACTACCAGGCGATCCGCCGTTGCTGGCGGTTTGGGCAGACGCGACCCGTCCACTGCCATGTGGTGTGCGCCGACACGGAAGCGGCGATCGGCGCGGTCATCGCCCGCAAGGCTGGCGACCACGACAAGATGAAGCGCGAAATGACCATGGCGATGCGTCGCGCCATGCGGATCGAAGCCGAGCTTTCCTCCTACAACCCCAACAAGAAGGCCGCCTTGCCGGCGTGGCTGTCATGAACGTCTATGATCAGGTCATTGGCGAAAACTACGCCATCTACAATGTCGATACGGTCGAGTTCACGGCGCAGATGCCGACGGAGAGCATCCATCTGTCGGTCTACTCGCCGCCCTTCGCGCATCTGTTCGTCTATTCGGACAGCGAGCGCGACATGGGCAACGTGTCGGACTATGCCGAGTTCCGCGCCACCTATCAGCACCTGACGCGCGAGCTGTTGCGCGTCACCAAGCCCGGCCGGCTGACAGCTGTCCACTGCTCCGACCTTCCGACCACCAAGAGCAAGGACGGCGTGATCGGGCTCTACGATCTGCCGGCCGTGATCCGCGAAGCTCATGAGGCGGAGGGATGGGTCTTCCATTCCCGTATCACGATCTGGAAATGCCCAGTCGTCGAGATGACCCGGACCAAGGCTCATGGTCTGCTCTACAAGACCTTCCGCACGGACGCCACGCGCTGCCGCGTCGGGATGCCTGACTACATCATGGTCTTCCGCAAGCCAGTCGAGGGCGCAACGGACAAGACGCCCGAACCCGTCCTGCACGACCCGAACGAATACCCGGTTGAGGTCTGGCAGAAGCTCGCCTCGCCGGTATGGATGACCATCGATCAGACCAACGTGCTGAACGTCAAGGTCGTGCGCGACGACAAGGACGAGCGCCACCTGTGCCCCCTGCAACTGGACGTGATCGAGGGGCTTCTCGCGCTCTACTCGCAGAAAGGCGAGACGATCTACTCGCCGTTCCTCGGCATCGGCAGCGAGGGATACCAGTCCGTCAAGATGAATCGGCGTTTCATCGGGACCGAGCTGAAGCCGCAGTACTTCGCCCAAGCCGCCAAGAACATCGCGGACGTGGCCGCCAGGCCCATGCTTGACGGGGTGGCGGCATGACCCTCCGTCCTTACCAATCCGACGCGATCCGATCGGTCATCGAATACTGGGAGGCGGGCGGCGGCAACCCGCTCGTCTCCATGGCGACTGGAACCGGCAAGAGCGTCGTCATCGCCGGGCTCGTCCAGGAGCTCCACGCCATCAATTCGGACGTGCGGCTCGTCATGCTGACCCACGTCAAGGAGCTGGTCGCGCAGAACGTCGCCGCGCTCCTGCGGCATCACCCGACGGCGAATGTCGGCATCAACGCCGCCTCGCTCAACCGGAGGGACCGGCATCAGCCGATCCTCTTCGCGGCGATCCAGTCCATCTACCGCAACGCCCGCGAGATCGGCCGGCGCGACGTGGTCCTGATCGACGAAGCGCACCTGACGCCGCGTGACGGGGACGGCATGTATCGCCGCTTTCTCTCCGAGCTGCGCGAGGTCAACCCCGAGCTGCGCGTCGTCGGCCTTACGGCCACGCCGTTCCGGCTCGATAGCGGGCGGCTCGACAAGGGCGACGACAAGCTCTTCGACCAGATCACCTTCGACTACGGGATCGGTCAAGGCATTGCCGACGGCTTCCTGTCGCCCCTCATCAGCAAGGCGACGGCCCGCACGCTGGACGTGTCCGGCGTCGCGAAGCGGGGAGGGGAGTTCGTCGCCGGCTCGCTCGAAAGCGCGATCGACAAGGACTGGATCACGCAAGAGGCCGTGGCGGAAATCTGCGCCATGGGCGAGGCACGGCGATCCTGGCTGGTGTTCTGTGCCGGCGTCAGCCATGCCGAGCACGTCCGCGACGCCTTCCGGGCACGCGGTGTAACCTGCGAAATGGTCTTCGGCGAAACGCCGCAGGGCGAGCGCGACCGCATCGTGCGCGACTTCCGCGAAGGCCGGCTGCGCTGCCTCACCAACGTCTCCGTCCTCACGACCGGCTTCGACGCGCCCGGAACGGATTTGGTCGCGATGTTGCGTCCGACGCTTTCGACTGGGCTCTACATCCAGATGGTCGGTCGGGGCACAAGGCTGGCTGCAGGAAAAGAGAACTGCCTCATCCTCGACTTCGCCGGCAACGTGCGCCGGCACGGGCCGGTCGACGCGATCAACGTCACCGGAAGCGGGGCCTCGACCAAAGCGGACGAAACCCGCGTGATGGCGAAGACCTGCCCTCAGTGCCAGGAACTGTTGGCCCTGAACGCCCGCTCCTGCACCGCCTGCGGCCATGAATTCCCGGTTCCTGAGCCCAAGCCGAAGCACGAGGCGCGCGCGGATGAGGCCAGCGCCATCCTGACGATCGAGCCGCCCGTTTGGGTTCAGGTGGATGATCTCCGCGTGTTCCGGCACGAGAAGCCGGGCGGAACGCCGACGCTCCGGGCCGAGTACGGCTCCGGCACCATGGTCTATCGCCAGTGGCTTTGCTTCGACCACCCGCCCGGCTTCGCCCGCGACAAGGCCCGCCACTGGTGGCGCGGCGTGGCCGGCACCGAGCCGCCGGCTTCCGTCAACGAAGCGATCGACCGCCAGCACGAGCTCAAGGCCCCAGCCGAGATCAGGGTGAAGGCGGCCGGCAAGTACTGGGAGGTGCTCGCGTGGCGCGGCCGGCTGGAAAGAGAAACCCCGCTGCTCGCGCAGCTTGAAGACGACATCGTGTTTTGAGGCCGCTCATGACCGCCCGCATCCGCCTGCCCAACGCCCGGCCTTCCATCACCTTCACGATGCCGGACCCTAACCCTCTCTCCCAGCTGCGCTATGAGGTCAGTGCCGGCCTGCACGAAGGCCGCGTGCAGGAGGTCTTCGTCGCCTGCAACAAGACGACCACCGCCATGGACATCGCCGGCCGCGACATCGGCGTGCTCATCAGTCTGGCGCTGCAGCACGGCGCTGATCTCGACACGCTGGCCGGCGCGATCACCCGCGACGACCAAGGCAACCCGCAAGGCGTGGCCGGCGCGGTGCTGGACGCTCTGAGGGGGGTGTGATGAGCAGCGTCGGCTACACCAAGGGCAGCCGCAAGGACGGCATCACGACATTCGCATTCGCGTCTCGGCTGCAGCCTCCCGAGCTTCGGGAAGCGGAGCTTGAGTACGTCAATCTCCGCAATTGGTACGCGGAGAAGGTGAACCGGCTCGAGCAGGCGCAAGAGCAATACGACCAAGGAAAGAAAGCCGGCGACGAAGCCCTGATGAAATCTGCATCCGGCATCGTCCATGGCATCCAAGCTGATTTGGTCGATATCCGCGACCGCGTTCGCCTGATGGGGGGACGCTCCTATGCCGAAGCGTTCTATTTCGTCGCGAACGCCATGCTGTCAGTCGAGGCCAGGAAAGCCATCGACGAAGAAACCGAGCGCCTGATCGGCCGCAAGCGGCACGAGCTGCGGAGGCGCGACAAATGACCCGCCACCTCAACAACGAGCACGTCTGCGGCGTTTGCCGCCGCCGGGCCGCAGGGCTGGCCGTTGGCCGCCCGGGCAAGACGGTCTGGTACTGCGACGAGTGCGGGCCGCAAGCGGCGCGCGAGCTTCTCGACGTCTCCCATGATCGGCTTGACGCCATAGAGCAGGCCGCCATCGCCATGACGCTGGCCGAGCTCCCGGACCGCATCGTCATCGAACCCGAAGAGCGCCTGACGTTCGGGGCCTGGTGGCTCCGCACCATGGCCCAGAACCTCCGGAAGGCGGCCCGTGATGGCTACGCTCCTTTCTAGCATGACAGCCATCCCCGATCCCATCCAGCATCACTCCTACGACAACCTGCCGGACTGCGCCGCCTTCCGCGAGCTCACCGGCCGGCGCAAATGGGTGGCCTGGAACTACGAGACGCGGCCCGGCTCATCCAAGCCGACGAAGCCGCCATTCCAGCCGCGCAACGGCTTCAAGGCGTCGAACGCCGACCCCAGCCACTGGGGGAGCTACCAGGAGGCCGTCGCGCGCGCCCAGCGCTCGCGCATGGCCGGCGTGGGCTATGTCCTGACGGACGACGAAGACATCATCGGGATCGATCTCGACAATTGCTGCGATCTCGAGACGGGCGAAATCGAGCCCTGGGCGCTGGCCGTGCTGGCGCACGCCGAGACCTATGCCGAGTTCAGCCCCTCCGGACGCGGCATCCGCATGTTCGCGCGTGGCCGGATCGAGAAGGCCGTCAAGAACGGCGCGGCCGGCATCGAGCTCTACCAGGCAGGGCGCTATCTTACCGTCACGGGCTGGCAGATCGCCGGCTCGCCCGGCGTGATCGGCCCGGCCCCTCACGCCTTGTCCGACCTGACCGAGCGCATGGCGGCTTTCGCGCCGCGCGCCGACATCGTGCGCGTCTCGGCTCCGCAGGGCACGCCGCAGGACGAGCTTTCCGAGCTTCTCTCCTACGTCGATCCGGACTGCCACTACGACATCTGGATACAGGCCATGATGGCGGTCCATCACGAGACGGACGGCCAGGGCTTTGCGCTGGTCGACGCATGGTCGTCGCGCGGGTCGAAGTACCAGGGCAGCAAGGATGTCGAGACGCACTGGAAGTCATTCCGTAAGGGCGGCGTGACCAAGGCCACCTTGGCCGAGCTCGCTCGCCAGCACGGCGCCGACCTGCGCGCCATCGCAATCAAGTACATGCCCAAGGTCGAGATCGACCATGAGGCGGTGTCCGCCCTCATCAGGCACGCCGACGGCACGGTGACGGATCAGGATGGGGTCGTGGTGGATGTGGGGCCGCCTCAGCCCAGGTGCCTTCCGGTCACGTTCCCGCCCGGCCTCGTGGGCGACATAGCCCGCTGGATCGTCGCCACCGCCACTCGGCCCCAGCCATTGCTTTCGATCGGCGCGGCTCTCGCCATCGTCGGCACGGTCGCAGGCCGGCTCTACTGCAGTCCGAGCCGGTCCGGAACGCACCTCTACATCATGCTGGTCGCGCCAACCGGCATGGGCAAGGACGCGCCGCTGACGGCGATCCAGACCATCATGAAGGCGGCCGGCATGCAGCACATGGTCGGACCGGACGACTTCACGGCCAGCCCCGCCGTCATCAACGTGATGCGCCGGTCCCCGGCCTGCGTCTGCCCCATGGACGAGTTCGGGGCGTTCCTGAAGCGCATCAACCGCCGCAGCGCGGGAGGTTTCGAGTCCAGTACATCCAAGGTGCTGCGCACGGCTTGGGGCTCAAGCTTTCGCGACATGAAGACGATGGAGTATGCGCAAACGTCGGCCGAGCCCATCTACGCGCCGGCCATGTCTATCGTCGGCGCCACCACGATCGAGGAGTTCTACCAATCGCTCGCGGACGGAGATGAGAAGAACGGCGTCCTCAACCGCTTCCTGATGCTTGAGAGCAAGGACAGGCCGCAGCGGGTCAAGCCGACGGCTAACAGCTTCGTCGCCCCTCAGCCTATCGTGGACGCGCTCAAGAAGCTGCATGCGGAAGGCCCCTATATGCCCGGCGAGCCGCCCGATCCCGACCCGGAGTATGAGGGCATCAACGCCCGCCCCGTGAAATGGGAGCCAGGCGCCGAGGCGGCTTACACCGATCTGCTGGCATGGATCGACGGCCTTCCCGACACGGACCCGGATGCGGTCGATTTCTTCGCGCGCACGGCCGAGATGGCGAACCGCATGGCCACGATCGTCGCGCTTGGCCGGGGCGCGCGGCGTGTGTCGCGAGACGACTTCCTGTGGGCTCAGGAACTCGCCATGGCGTCGGCCCGGCAGCTCATGGAAGGTATCCGCAAGCACGCCTCGGTCAACGACCATCAGGCTAACTACAAGCTTGTGCGCGGCATCGTGGAGAAGGCGGGGATCGTGTCGCGGACCGAGCTTCTGAGGCGCATCCAAGGACGCATCGATGCCAGAACCCTGGATGGGATCATCAAGACGCTAATCGAAAGCGGGGAGATCAAGCCAGTCATCGAAGCGAGTTCAGGGAGGCCGAAAACAAGCTATAAATTCGGCTGACTTCTTTCATCCGGACACCCTTCTTTCAAGCCTGAAGAAAGCCCTTCAGGCTTTTTTCATGTCCGCGATCAGGCGATATGCACCCCTTCTTTACCCCTTTTTTCAAGACCAATTTATGAAAAAAGTCTGATCATTAAGCCATTGAAAAATATAGTAATTACATGACCCCCGCGCGGGGGGGGGGGGGGGGGGGGGGGGGGGGGGTGGGGGGGGGGGGGGGGGGGGGGG